GCCCGAGCCCTACTAGAATCATTTTTTCATTTTCAGGCGAATAGGGACTGGTTATCATCCACCCTGTAAGTTTACCGTCAGTATTTACACCTGGTCCAATAAAAACAGTTTGACTCTCTGTACCATTTGATCGAGTGACTGGAAAAAACCCCGAAGTGGGTGCTTGAACGAGATCCTTGGGGATATAGTTATACGGCCAATTCGTGTAATTTGACCATTCGTTGCGCAGATTTGCGTCGCTTCGTTGGAAATAAAAGAGGTAACTCGACACCATTCCTAAAGAATCCAAATCTACACGATTTGGGCCAGTAACATTATAAAACCGATTTTCATGAACCTGTTTAATGAGATATTTTTGTTCATTCAATGCAAACATCCGCTCTTCGTCGTTGGATAAAAAACAATAAGTACAATTTAAATGAATATCGGCGTTCCATAATGTGCGGGTATCACTATAAGAGTCGATTCCCACGACGATATCGGGAGGAGGTTGCAAAAAACGGTAGAATTGCATGTAAAACAAATTGAAATTGGGTGCTACATAAGGGTAATTATTCACATAATCAAAGACGTCTCGAATTTGAAACAGTTGATTTATCGGGCGAAACGTTATGTTAATATGCAGCTCGTTATATTGCAAAGACGTTAATGGAAATGCCATTTGCGATTTCAATCCAAACCAATTATTCAGTGGTATGTATAAAATGGATCCTCTTATGGAAGGCTCTGGGCCAGCTGGCGAATCTGTATAGAACGCATTAGGGTACGAATTCACACGACTACCTGAATTCGCTGGATCATTTAATTCAGGCACATTACCAATCATTCGATCGAATAATTCCTTTTTTCCTTGTGTGAAATCTCTTTGAACGGCTGCGAGTAAATAATCGCCAGAATATTCTTGCAGTGTGTAATTGCCGCATGTAATACTAATCTTGCTTATCATTTTCGCACCTATATTTTCAATCCATTTGAATTCATAGGGCGCCCACCGATTGGCGGCATCTTGCGGATCGGGTTCTAGAGTTTCTCTGGGCGGCAAAATAGGACTCCATATGTTGGGAAGCGCAACGGAAATATAAGTGTCCATGAGCAAGTCGGCATAGCGTGGAATTTTGAAAGTGAACAAAGACTCCTCGGATAAACGAAGGGTTCTAGAACCCTCAAAATCTACGCGGAATTTTTGCAAACCGAAATTTGTATATTGAGCATAGGTGCTTTTAAAAAACGTTTTGGAAGGATTCCCATTTAAAATAATATTTTGTTGTCCTTGACTTACTAAATTCATAAGACCTCCCGCCATGGTTTAATTATATAATACATAGTATTTAATATTGTAAAAATGTTTAATATTTTTTAGAAAAGAAACAAAAGAAACAAAAGAAAAAATATATAAAATAAATATAATATAAGGAATAAATATGTCTAATCCATCATCAAAAGATGTAGGAAATCAAATTATGAAATCAATGAGTAATTTACAAGAACCAACCATTATAATGATATTAACTGTTCTCATTTTTATGATCATTTTAATGGCACTTCTCTATTATTTTTACATCATAAGTCTACCTTCCAAAGAGTGTAATAATATGGACGCACTCTACAGTGCTTTAAATGGCAGCATTCGTTCTATAAATGAAGCCGACCCTAACTGTAACTATTTATTACGCGACTACTATATTAAATCTGCATACAATTGCTGCAGCGGTGGATCTTATAAAAATGATTTCGTAGAAACATGCGTTTTAAAAGATTTGTTAAAACAGGGTGTAAGAGGTCTAGATTTTGAAATATTTTCAATCGATGATAAACCCGTTGTCGCAACGTCGACAGTAGATAGTTACCATATCAAAGAGACTTATAATTCTATCGATTTTAGCGAGATAATGAACATTATTAGAGACTATGCCTTTGTTACTGCAACTGCACCCAATTCAAACGATCCTATTATTATTCATTTGCGCATTAAAAGCACAAATCAAAACATGTATAAGAATTTTGCCAAATTATTGGAAAACTATGATTCGTTGTTGCTTGGAAAAGAGTATAGCTATGAAAATCAGGGGCGAAATTTAGGAGGAGCTAAGTTGCTGAGTTTTGCAAAAAAGGTCATCATTATTGTAGACCGCTCGAATATTGCATTTTTAGAATGTCAGGAATTCTATGAATACGTGAACATGACGAGTAATTCTGTTTTTATGAGAGCATTGCATTATTATGATATTGCGTATACTCCCGATATCAACGAATTAATCGAGTATAATAAACAATGTATGACCATAGGTATGCCCGACAAAGGTTCAAATCCTGCAAATCCAAGTGGTATCGTCTTGAGAGAAACAGGGACACAAATGATGGCCATGAGATACCAATCGTTTGATAGCAATTTGGAAGAAAGTAATATGGTGTTCGATACAGGTGGGTACGCGTTCATACTCAAACCAGAAAATTTGCGATATATTCCAGTGACGATTGAGGGACCCCCACCACAAAACCCAGACCTTTCTTACGCAACACGGACATTATCGAGCGATTTTTATAATTTCGACATATAATTACTTACTTACAAACGAGTAATACCAGTTATTATACCAGTTTTACTGTTTTTATTTTATTATAATATATATAATAAAAATAAATGAAAAAAAAAATATGTGATTCATCGATGACTTTTGCAGAATGCGAAATGGCCATTTTAAGAATGCAAGTGGATCAAGCGCAACAAAAGATGGCAAAGCGAGTTGTCAATACTCCAGAAATAAAGAAAATGATTGGAATTGTGGAAGATTTTATCAAACGAAAACAATTGGTATGTTATGGCGGCATTGCCATTAACGCGTTGTTACCCGACGACGAAAAAATATACAAAGAAGAAATCGACCTACCCGATTACGATTTTTTCAGCGCAAATGCTTTAGAAGATGCGAAAGAATTGACAGATATTTATTATAAGGAAGGTTATACTGAAGTCGAAGCCAAATCAGGACAACATCATGGCACCTTTAAAGTATATGTCAACTTTTTAGGAGTCGCCGATATTACGTCGCTTCCCAAGGAATTATTCCAAACGATTAAACAAAACGCAGTAAGTGTCAATGGCATTCTGTATACAGATGCGAATTTTTTAAGAATGGGAATGTATTTAGAATTGTCCAGACCCAGCGGCGATACCGATCGCTGGGAAAAGGTTTTAAAACGACTTATTCTCATTAACAAGTATTATCCGCTAGATATTGAAAATTGCAAAAATGTTGAATTTCAGCAAAAAATGTCTGGTAACCAAGAGAGTGAAATTATTTACGAAACTGTCAAAAATACCCTTGTCAATCAAGGAGTCGTTTTTTTTGGCGGATATGCGATTTCTCAATATAGCGAATATATGCCGAAAAATTTGCGCAGAAAGGTAGAAAATATTCCCGATTTCGATGTCATTTCACGCGACCCTAAAACCACGTGCGAAATAATTAAGGAGCGATTAAAAGATAAAAAAATTTCAGGGGTAAAAATAATAAAACACGATGCCATTGGAGAAGTCATTCCTGAACATTATGAAGTGCGAGTAGATAAAGATACTATCGCATTTTTATATAAGCCTGTTGCGTGCCATAGTTACAACGTATTGATGTTAAATGGACAGAAAGTTCGTATTGCGACCATCGATACCATGTTAAGTTTTTATTTGGCATTTTTGTATGCAAATCGCGGGTATTACAATAAGGAGCGTATTTTATGCATGTCCAGATTTTTATTTGATGTCCAACAAAAAAACAGATTGGAACAAAAAGGATTGTTGCGGCGTTTTAGCATTATATGTTATGGACATCAAGATTCGAGAGAAGAGATGCGGGCTGAAAAGGCCGAGAAATACAAAGAATTTAAAAATGCAAAAAAGGACAAAGGTAAAGAATACGACGAGTGGTTTTTAAATTATAGACCAATGCATAAGACTGGGGGGTCCATTCGTAAAATCAAAAAGACGAGGCGAAAATCGAAAAAAAATAACAAAACAAGGAAGAGTAAAAAATGAAATAAAATACAAAACATCAATTTTTCAAATAAATAAAAGCATATTTATTTGAAATTATATTTTTTATTTATATATCCTTATCCTTTGT